CCTTTATTTCTCCCTTCCCCTTCAAATTCAGGAGTGGATAAAGGCATGCTCATCATATTTTCATTATAAGGATTAGTTTTACTTTTTGAAAAATGAGGATGATTATTCATAAATTTAGCAGCATCTATATAGCTATTATATAATTCTAAACTATCATTATACATTTGAGTTCTATAATCAAAATCTGCTTGGTCTTTAGCTACGTATGGTTTTACTTCCCCTCCATTGTCATATCTATTTATCTCTCCACCATGTTGAAAATTATATCTAAGACCTGCTTTAAAAAAAGGATTAAAAGTATTTGCTATTTCATTTTCTAAGCCTAGTTTAAGTCTTAATTGATCATTAATAGGAAAAGTACCTTCTATACCAGCATTCCCTTTCCAATATTTATTCCTAACCTCATTAGATATAGGAGTTATACCATAAAAACCTGCTCCTCCTTTTGGAGTATTAAAGCCAGCTCCTCCCATTAAATTACCTTCTCTACGTTGGTTTTGTAGCCACATATATTTTTCAAAAAGAGAAGGTTCTTTTTTTGGTAACTTTAAGTCAATCTTTTTTTCTTCCTTTTTCTTAGGCATAATTTTATTCTTGTTCAGTATTTAATGCTCCTACTCCTAATACTCCTGTTCCAACAACTCCTAAAGCTTTAATCTCTGCTTTTTTATCTTTCCAGTTTTGTGGTATATCAAATTCATACCAAGAGTTTCCTTTAGGGTCTGTTATTAATTTTGCTTCTACTCCTAAAGTTTTCTTAATCATTTTAGGAGCTTTATCATATTTCTTAAGTATAGTCTGATCAGATGAGCCATATACAGGAAGCTCTGAATCCAAATTTGCTTTTGCTTTTCGTATTCTATTATCTACGTCTGTTCTAATTTTGTCATATTCTGCCTTAGATAATTTCTGCCTACCTCTAGTAGTTCTACTAAAATATTGCGGAGGACTAACAGTATCATCTGCTACTACTATTCCTATTTTATTAGGCTCTTTGCTATTTCTGCCTATCCGTATAGTAGTTATCCCATTCTCATGGGTTATTACTCCTTCAGCAGACCTTAAGCTTTCGCTTAATTGTTCCTTAGTTAGCGGAGCATATCCTTCTATTTTAACCGCAGTTTCTGCTGTAGGGTATCTTACTTTAGATTTACCTGCAACAACAGCTTGGACTACACTTTCCTGAAGTAATCTTTCTTGATGATTTTTTCCTAATAATTGTTTTTGCTCCCAATTTTTTAATTCATTAGCACTCATTTTATTTATATCAGTTTGACCAACTAACATATCTTCATACGATTTTGGGGACATTATAGTACCATCAGGTAATTCATAATTACCATCTGGCAGTTTTCGTGCTTGTGATTGTATATCCGCCATATTACTTAGATGGTCCTTATTCATATCTAAACTTTTTAATGCTTGTTCTTTAGTATGTTTTAATCCTCCTGATTGATAAAAATCAGACTGAGCCTCCATTACATGAAATACATCCGGCTCATCTTTAGATACAAAACTTCTAGTATGACCTAAATCACTATGGCCTGGAAAATGATCATCAGCCCCTCTCCCAAAATTATCTTTATTACTAAATGTAGTAGACTCTAAAGATATCATATCATTAGGAACTCCTGGTGGTGCTGCTTGTACAGGTCTTCCAAACATATCTAGGTGAGGTTTAGGAAAAGGGACAGTATACCCTAAAGCTTTCATACCATGTAACGCATCTACACCAGTACTTCTTCTTTCTAATGGTACTAATTCTCTTGATACAGCATCTTTAAAATCATTATAGTCTATATTCTTTTGCCCAGCAAACTGTTCGTCTAATACTTTATTTATAATATATTTATCTGAAGCTGCTGTATTTCCTTTGTTAGCTAAACTCCTAATATTGTTTACGTTTATTTGGCCTGTTTTAGAAATTTGTTTTTCTAATGGGGAGCCCATCATAGTAGACCCCAACTGTAGTTGATTTCCTGGAACATTTATTGACCATGGTACTGGATATACATCTGGATGTGTTCCTGTTCCCACAAGGTTATACCCTTGTGACATAGGATGGGTACTTGATAAGGAACTATGAGGGAATTCTGTTGGCATAAGACCTTTCCACATATTATCTATTTGTTGCCCAACAGGAATCTTAGGTTTTGCAAAACCACCAACAGGATTTTTTCCCATTCCTCCTATAGGATTTAATGCATCTAATAGGAAGTTAGCTGGTTTTCCTAATCCTCTTATAGCAGGAGTTCCTGGTAGTAATGATGCCCAAAAGGGAACATAATCTGCTCTTCCTGAAGCTGGATATGCAGAAGGAGGAATGATACCCGTGGCAGCATACCACTCAGCTTCATCCTGTAATTTTTTTGTATAAGCATCATTTTCAAATTCTTGTGCTTCTGCAAAAACCTCTTCTGGTTGGTAAGCCTGCCCACCTCTCCAGTCTTTAGTCTCAGCTATCTTTTTATTATTTACAATAGTTTTAAATAATTCTCTTTCATAAATATCTTTAGGAGATGCTTCTCTGGCATAAGTAGATTCTATTTCAGAACCAAAGTCTGATATTGTAGGTAATTCCCCTAACCAAGATGGCTTTTTATTTTTTGGTGTTTTAGGCATATTATTACAAATCTAATATCTTATATTACATTGGCACATCCATGTAATGAGTTATAATATCGTGTATTACTAAACGTTTATCTTCATCATCTATTCTAGTGAATTCTAATTCTATTTGTATATTAGGATTTCTTAATCTACTATTTGTTCCACTAGTATCTCTAGGTATAGCAGTTCTCCAAGTCCTCATACGTCTTTGAACATTGACATCTGGAGTAAGAATAATTGTTCCTGTATTTTGATATTCATTAAAATATTTAGCTTGAGTAAGTGTCTCATTAAATACATCTGAACTATTTTCATCTTCTACTTCAGTAAAAAATTCAAGATTATTAAATACTTTAGTATGGTCTCCTTTAGGATTTATTATTAAATCTAATTTACAAGGAAAGTAAGTCTCATAAAATGTAGTTCTATCACTATGGTCATGTATGTATATAGTATCTTCTATAGGTAAATCACTATTTGGTGTAGTACCAATTATAATATCATTCTGAGAAAATATATTTCTACCATCATTTACATAATGTCTAGGAAAATGATCGTAGAAAGATGAGAAGGCATCTATGTTTTCATTGTAAACAATAGTTTCATTAAAGCTTCTTCCTTTAATTGCCTGAGATTGTCCCTCTTCTATATTAGAAACATATCTTTCTTTTGGATTACTATGAAAAGTCATAATGATTTCATTAAACTTATTATCATAAGTACCAGTTACTCCTTGAAATAGTATTGGATTATCAGTATTTAATAAACCATCTGCTACAGTATTATTAAAGAATGATGACATATGTTTAGAATTTGAGAGAATTTCTAGCTTATTAGAAAATCTACAAAACTTTCTATGTACAGCATCAAACCAATATATTGCTCCTACACCTTTAATAACTCCCCATTGATGAAAAGCTCCTGTACTATTAGAGATATAAGTATAGTCTGTTATGTTTCTACCTGTACCCATTTCAAGTTCTGCGCCATCAAGAGACTGAACAACTGCTCTTGGATTTACTGAAAGTTGTCCAAAGCCTTTATCTTGCCACCACATAGCACGGTCATTAAGTACGGCTAATTTATTAATAGGACCATATGCACCATCTACATCTTTATAGTTAAGAGGTTTTATAGAGCTCCAAGAATCAGAAAACTCCCCATTAGTCTTAGGTTGTGAGATATATACTCTAGTATCATACTCTGCTATTAGATTAGCTCCTTCACCAGTAATTAAATACTTCTGTAAAGTCTTTTCTCTATGATACATAATAGGTATTAAGTAGTCATCTTGTTTTTCTTCTCTTAAATCTATATCACCTCCAGCACCTTGAATAAGGTTATTAAGATGAAATCCTACTCTCATGTCTGTATTAATAATACCACAAATAGGATATATTTTACCTATAATAGGAGTGGCTACTTCAGACTCTACTCTTTCTCCAGTAGCAGGATCTCTTTCAGAATAGGAATAAAGTTTCTTTTCATCAAAGGCATTTATATAAATATCTCCTCCATATACCTCAGAACCTACATCAGAATCATCAGGGTTTACTCTAGCATAATGTCCAGTACTAATGTATTCAGTATTTAATATATCATTGTAGGTAGCCCCTCCATATTGTTTATCTAAGAATCTACATAAATCTACAATAGCTGTTGCTCCTGTCTTAGATATTCCACCAGTTGTTTCTACAAAACTATACCCCCCATATAAACCATTATTATTGTTTTGAGAATTATTAGTATTAGGACTCCATCCATAAAAACAAGAATTACCAAGAAGCTGAAATAATTTAGTATTATTGTTATGTACTATAATAGTCTGACATCCTGGAGAAGCTAAAGTACCTTCATTAGTTGGACTAAGAAGAGGAAGTATTAAATATCCTCTATTATCAAAAGTTGTATTTCCAATATCAACTTTAATTTGATTAGCTCCAATTTTTAAAATGTCAGTAATTTTTCCATCTCCGTAAGCAGCATTAGTAGATGTCCCATTTATAGCAAATTCATGTCTTTGATATCTATCTACTACATTAATATTAGCTAATGATTTAGAATATCTAGATAGATCATTTCCCACTAATGTAGGAGTTACATCAGGAGTTTCTGCATCTTCTGCAGTACATATTTGAGAATATCCTGCTACGGGTTTAAAATAGTAAGCTTCCCAATCTGCATCTCTATCATCATCTACATAGTCATCTACTTTGGCCCCACTTATAAATTTAAGGTCTGGAGAATCAAAAGTAGCATATCCCGGAGTTGTTATGTCTGGAGTATTATTATTAAGACCATCATCAACTCTAGTATAATTATATAAAGTATTTCTTCTGTTATCTGAATCACTAGGAGTAGGGTCAGGTACTGATGCTTCTCTTACTTCATTTAAAGCTCCTTGTGCAATAATAGTTCTATCTTTCTCTCTTCTAGGGGCTCTAACAATAGAGTATCCTGAAATTTGGTCAGAGATACTAGATACATCTACATCAAACCTTATTCCTAAAGCAGTTCCCATAGTAGCATTTTTTCTAAAAAGATCTGTAGATAAAGGAATATTAGATATAGGATCTGTTGAAGGCCCTGCTTCACTATGAAATTGTGCAGAATAACTTGTATTGCCAGATACACTATAAATGTCTCCATCAGAGGGCATACGTATATCTCCAATCCATTTAACTTCAGAAGGTCTTCCAGTAAGAGAATAAAAGACAATACCAAAACGGTAAATTTCATCTTTCATATATCCTTTAAAATATCCTTCAATCCTATTGTTTTTATAGTTTTGAAATCCTGGACCAAAGTCTGTTACAATAGTTTCATCAGCTCTTTGTCTTAAAGGGTAGTTTAATGTACTCTGTATTGGAGAATTAACTATTGGAGTTCTGTCTGGATATAATGGAGTTCCATCTCCTATATTAAATTCTTCATTACTAGGAGCAGCTTCTCCAGATTGGTCAAGTACTAAATTCCTTCCAATAAATCTATATGAGATATTAGGACCTGTTCCTCCAATAAGGGCACTATCTCTTTGATATCTATATGGATTAGTACGTACATCAGTCCTATCATCATTATGAGGATTAATAACATCTTTCTTTAAATCTACGCCCCAATTTTTTTGACCATACGTATATGCAGGAAATATATAAGTCTGAGTAGTATCTGCTCTAAATCTATATGCTCTAGCATCAAAGTCAAGAGAAAAAGCCGCCTGCTTAATATTTCCAAACAATAATTGGTTGTCCTTAACCGCCATTGTTTTTACCCTTTCAAAGTCTATGTCATAAGTAAATAAGTCAATTAATTGAACTTTTTGTTTATCTCCTAAAGAAGATAAAGTAAATTCAAAAGTAGGGTCATTACTTAATAACTGCTCTTCTACAAGGTAAGCGAGATAGTTATCAGGGTCTTTTTCATAAATTGCATAAACATATATTTTATCATATCCCTTTGGGATATTTGGTACAAGGTATCTTAAAGATTTATTACTTCCTACAGTAGTTAGTGGATAATTTATATTTTCAGCATTAGTATCTACTCCTCCTGAATTAAAATCATCACTAGTTATAGGAATAGCTGCAGAAATAGGAGCAGTTGTAGTAGTAGAGCCTCCAAATTTTTCTAGTTTATATGTAAGATATAATATTCCTGTAGGTAATGCTCCACCATCTTGTTCTTCTAATCCTGCTATAGCTGGATGTAATTGAGCTTTGTTATTTAATAATAATTCATCAGGAAATAATGAAAAAGAATTTGGATTAATAACATCTATCTTTCTAGGAGGACTAAAATTATCTGTCCAATATACTAATTGCTTTTCTACATTTTCATAATTACCTATAGCTTCTATAGGATGCTCAAGGCTAAAATTTAATTCACCATAATAAGCTAAAGTTAATGTATTAACTTCAATAGGAAATTCTACATCATATTCTAAAATCCATATCTGCCCCATACCTGCTTGGTCTTGCGCAGTAGAAGTATCATTAATAGTAAATAAAATTACTTTATCTCTTATATTAGTAGAACCTATTATAGTAAAGTTTTTTTGGTCTTTAATGACTTTAAAAATACCATATTCCGCAGGACCAGTTTGCATTAAAGGATGTATAGGACTTTCTATTATTAGTCTATCACTAGTAGCAGAACGGTGTAAAATAAACTGTTGTTCAGGAGGTAAGTTATTACTATAAGTAGTTACAGCACTTTCTATGTTATCTAAATATTTTTTAGGAGTATCAAACTCAGATAGAATATCAATTACAAAAGGACTAGCATAAGGAGCATAAAAGACAATTGGACCACTACTAATAGGATTCAACATAATTGTAACTTGCTCACTATTTAAAGTGCCAGAATCTTCATAAGCTTTTTCAGAGGGAACTATTTCTAGAAATCCATTTAATTCTGGAAAGGAAACTTTTGGAAAGTTACCTTTAATGTTTTCCATAGCTCCCGTAGATAATCCAGTATCTGTGATAGGGCGTAGGTTTCTAGAATCTTTATATTGGTTTTGAGGATACTTCTGTTTAGAAGTATCTTGGTTCATTCCTTTTATAAAAGTATTCTTATGCCCTGCCATTATGTTATAGAGTTATGAGTATATTGAGCAGACGGGTCTCCCATGTATTTAAAGCCTGTAGCATGTTGATGTAAGTTAGGAATTAATCTAACAAAAGCATTTTTCCAAGATTCCATCTGATCTACAGAAGGCATAGCTGCAGCTGTAGTTGCGGCTCCCATATACCAATCTCTTTGTGTTTGTAAATATTGAAATTTATCTGCAGTCATTTTACCTTGTATCCAAAGTTTTTGTCCTATTTTTTCAGCTACATATGCTTTAGCCCCTTGTATATATTTAATATCATCAGGAATCATTGGCATACCATCAAGGTCTACAGGAAATGCCATATAACTAAGATCTACATTACCTTCTTTAAAGTTAGTAAAAATATAGCAATCATTTACAGAGTATGTAAGAGTAGTGGCACAATTGTCTTTTAAGGCACTTTGAGATTCTATTAAAGGGCTATCAATAGGTAATGATGTTGTACTATCAGGAATGTTAGCTTCAGCTTTCTCAGCGCCTTTATGAAAATTATCAGTAGTATGCCTCATAGGAGCTTTGCTTTTACTATCTCTTGCTTGT